ACCCGCCCTGCACCTGCTTGCGCCCTTCCGCCTTCAGCACCGTCACACGGACAGGCAGTTGCCGCCCGGATCGCTTGCTGTAGGTCGGGGCCGCACTGCCCGCGGCGAACATCCGCAGCGAGAGTCTCCCGCCGGTATAGGCCAGCAGCCGGTTGATCACGCCGTCCTGGTTGATCGGGCGCAGCGTGACCGACTTGCCCACGTCGCCGGCCTTGATGTTGTACCGCGCGCGAACGTCCACGCTGATCTGCGTGCGCACCCGGTTGGCCGCGGTGCTGATGGCGCGGTCGAGCGCCTTCTTCACCAGCTTCGGATCGAACGCCCGGCGGATCTCGTCGATGTTCGTCAGGGTCATCTCGATCATGAGAGCGACACCTGGACGGCATACCCGTCATCGGACAGCAGTCGCTGCACCACGTAGACGCGCGTCCCCACGGTGAGGGTGTCGCCCATCTTTGGGGTATCGGATAGGTCGGCCTTGTCGATCGTCGCGGCACGTACCCGCTCGATGATCTGGCCGGATTCGTCGACCACCTCGACGCCATCGCGCACCACGGCCTGAACCGTGGACGCGACACCGCCGATCGTTCGATAGGCACAGGCATCACCGAGAGCCCCGAAGATGCTGCCAGTGACACCTGCCCAGTCCATTACACGTACTTCTTCGCACCAATCACGGTGACGCCGATCAGCGCCGGACCGGTGACGATCGTGCCGACATACGCAACGTACTGCTGCAGCGCGCTGCAGTTCACCTGCAGTACAGCCACTTCGTTGTCGTTGGAGGTGGTGCGCGCCGTGAACGACCCCACATCAGTCGGGCTCGACATGTTCGAGGAAGCACTGGTGATGATCTTGCCGGCGAGCGTGCCGGTGATCGTGCCCACATCTTCCAGGAACGTCAGCACGCCCTCATAGGCGCTGATGTCCGTGCCGGTGCCCTGCGTGGCGGCGGCGGTGTTGGCGCAGCTCACTGCGCTCAGCATCGCCGTAGCGGTCAGGGATTTTGCAACATCCGAATTAATTGCCATCGGTAGATTCCTCAATGAGCGGTGCGGCGGGTTCAGCCGGCGCGGGTTTCGGTTTGGACGCCCTCACGGGTTCAGGCTTGGCGGGTTCGGGGATGGCTTTCGCCTTCCCCGCCCCGATCAGCAATTTCGCCGTGAAGTGATCCAGCTCGACCTCTTCCCCGGCGCGGATCACCGCACCGGAGACGTAGGCGTTACGCAGGATCTTGACCCACATATCAGGCCACCGAAGCGTCGTAGCTGAACGCTGCCGGGTAGCGCATCGCGGTGTCCATCGTGTACCAGGCGCGGATCGAGCTGTTGCCGCGCGTGAAGTCCGAGAACGGATTCACGGCCAACTCGAGCATGCCCCACTCCGCGACCAGAATGGACGGCCACCATCCGAACAACATGGTGTTCGCGCTCATCTGGTTCGTGGCGATACAGGGGAACTTGGCCATCGTGCCCGACAACAGGCTGCCGTCCCACACTGGCGTATCCGTATTGGCGAATCGCGAACGACCCGACAGAAGAAGCGCCGACGCACCATCTGCCACATAGGCGCAACCCGGCTTCAGCGCGTTCGCCGTCATGACATCAAGCTGGGCGCTCAGTACGTCGCCGTAGGAATCGGTCGCGTCGGTATCGAACGACCCCACACCCGAGGTGCCCACGATGCCCTGCGGCTGGCCCGACACCCCCGAACCACGCAGACAGGCCACGTCGATTGCAAGCGCGAGCGTAGCCGACAAGTCGTTCATGACCATCTGCTCGACCGAGGGGTCGGACTGCTGGATCAACTGGTGCGAGATGTCGGTGAGTGCGGTGACGTTTTTCGGAGTCAGGCTGACCTGCCCGAACGTTGCCTGCGATTCGGTGATAGGGGTGGACTCATCACCAAGCCAGTACGCCGTTCCGCCTGCGGTCATGCGCGGAATGGTGACGTTACCGACCAAGCCGGTAAGGCGGGTGGCGCCGAGGCCGAGCACCACCGAGTCATTGCGCAGCAAGTCGATAAACGAGCTGGACAGGTTCTGCGTGCTCACCAGGTACTGCGAGCCCGACACACCCGCCACGGTCATGTCGCGCTGATTCTTGTTCAGCCAATGGTAGTTTCGATGCGTCTGTACATCCATCGGGACGAAAAAGGCGTTCTGCGTTTGCGGCTGCCTGCCGCTGCGGGCCATGACAGCCGTATGCGCTTCCAGCTCGAGGCCGGCCTTGCTCCAGTCGCGAGCGGCTGCTGCGCGCACGGCCCGAATCAGGCTGTACTGCTTCACCTCCTTCGGGGACATGTCCAGATGCGCAGAAGCATCGACCGCCTTTGTGCGCTCCTTGACGATCTCCAGCACGTCCTCGCTGACCTTTTCCAGCGAAGCGCCGGAGCTGATCCAGTGATTCGTCATGCGCTCGTCGAGGTTCTGCGCCTTCGCGAGATTGATGATCGCGTTGCGCCGGCTGGTCTCGATCTGCAGCGGGGAAGCCTGCTGCGCCGGGGTGCCGTTGGGCGTTACGGTTACAGTTTCTGCGCCGCGATTTTCTACGGCGGGCGCCTTGTTTGCTTCGTCCATCGTGTTGCCTCCATTGGCAGTTGATGTGGCGTATTCCGCCGGTTTACCTGCTTGCTGCAGAATTGCCGCAAACGCAGATTCATGTTCGCGACCGATCCCGACAGACGGATCTGCCGGCACGGTCACAATAGATATTTCGAGTGGCTCCCAGTCGATTGCCACATACTTCTTTTCCTTGCTCCTATCCTCAAGCTTGCGGATCTCGTATCCGATGCTGACGTTGCGCAATCCGCCGTCAATCATGGCCTGCACATCTTTCGCCCGAGCGGTGTCGAAGAATTGCGCATCAACAACCAGCCGACCGTCCTTGACTCGGCCAGCGGTGATCATGCCGACCGGGTCGGACCAATCGTGGTTGAACAGCAGCGGAGCAGCGCCGCCTTCGATGCGCCCCATGCGGATCGCACCATTTGCGTGGCTCAGCACCTCGGCGCCGTAGTAGCGCTCCACGGGCGTCTCGCTGGATGCGGGGAAGCTGAACGTTTTGCGCCCATCCTGCTCCCGACACTCGATAGTCGTCGACATGAAGTCCCGCACCAGTCGCGGACGAGCTTGATCGGTCATTCGTAATCCCTCTTTCCAAACGCAAGAATGCGGGCGGGCGGATCTTCCGCCTCCGGTGGTTCAGGCTCGGCCGGTTCCGCAGGGTCTGGAATCTCCAGCCCCTCGGTCGTGTCGGTGTGGAGGTCGAGCTCTTCGAGCATGTCCAGTTCCCGACGCCTGGCGCGCATCACATCCTCGATGTCGCTGCTGCTGGTGGCGGCGATGATGTCGGCCTTCGTGACGTATCCGGCCTTCTCGGCCTCCTTGTAGGCGGTGACTTCCTTCGTCGGGTCGACCCACGACCAGCCGCGCGGCTTCCACTTCACGGCTTCGAACTTTTCGCGGTTGAGCAGGTAATCCTCCAGCGAGACACCGGGGATGGCCCGCGCCATCAACGCGGCCTGCAGCCACACCGGGTACAGGCGCTCACGCACGATGCGGATGTACCACTGCTGCAGGGACCGCCAGCCGTCGCGGTCATCGAGCAGCGCGAGGCGCGAGCTCGAGTAGTTGCTGGTCGAGTAGTCCCGGCTCAGCGATTCGTAGGACACGCCGAACGCCGCCGCGATGTCGCGCAGCGCAGCCGTCACGAACGGGCCGTAATTGGTGTCCGGGTAGTTGGGCGACCAATCCACCAGATCCGTGCCGCTCGGCAGGATGTCTGTCTGCCCCTTGCTGCTGTTCCAGGTCAGGGTGCCGTCGTTCGCTTCCGTACCGAGCGACTCGGCGATCCGCCCGTCCTCGGTCTCCTTCAGCACCATCACCTTCTCGGCGCCGATCCGCGCCGCGATCACGGCCGCATCCTGGAACTCGCCCAACTGGTGCAGCCTTGCAATGGCCGCATGCATCCACGGGATGCCCCGGACCTGCGGCCAGCGGTCGGTGACCTTGAGGTGGATGATCTGGTCAGCAGGTACGCGCATCAGCTCGTCGCGCGCACCCATCGGCAACATCAGTTCGCCGGGGTGCCACTTGCGAAGCCAGTACGCCACGGGCCGGTAATACTGATCGACCTCCACGCCCTGGCGCACGAGGTTGCCGCCCGCCGGTTTGATCTCCCACTCTGCCGCGAGGCGCTCGGGCTCGATCACCTCAATCTGCAGCGGCACGCGGCCGCGGCCCGTGTAGTGCAGGCGGATCAGAACATCACCCGCTTCAAAGCACTCGCCGACCAGTAGGCGCTCGATCTCCGCGAAGTGCAGCGCCCCGCCGATGTGGCAGTTCTCGGGCTTGCACCACTCGCGCCATGCGCGTTCGATCGGGTCGTTTACCTCGTCGAGCAAGCGGCCACGCTGATTGACGATCTGCGACTGAAAGCCGATCCCGCAGCCGATCACGTTGTTCTGTATCAGCGCCTTCGCCCGCTTGGCGTGGGCGTTGTCGCGTACCAGTGCGCGCGATCGGTCGCGCAGCCGCGTGAGGCTGGCGAAAGCCTCCATGTCCGCGCTGGAGCTGACAGGCGACCAGCCTGCCGTCAGGTTAGATGCCTTCGCCCCGGCAAACGCGCGCGCCGCGGTGAACGTCGGGTTCACGTGCCCGCGCTGCGCCGGCTTCTGGACGGGCTTGCGCCGGAATCGATCGATGAACCCCATCAGCTAAACCTCACCTGCAGACGGTTGCGGCTGATGCCGTTTCGCATGGCCTCGGCGGCCTGCTCGCGCTTCACCTCAGCCACCAATTGCGAGCGCAGCGCCACAAGCCCACCGGCCTCGCGGGTCAATCCCCGGTCGGACAGCGTGGCGTTGATCAGGTCCAGCTGGCCCGACGAGCCCCGGCTGGTCAGCTCCGACTCGACGGCCGCGAGCAGCTTGGCCGCGAACGTGCGGTAATCCAGCGCGGCCGATGCGCTGTAGTCGGGGAGCAGCGTCAGGTTGCCGCGGTCTACCTCGAACCGTTCCGTGGCCGACGTGACCACCGCGACCCAGGCGTAATCACCGGCCGTGTAGCCGGCGGTCGTCGCCTTCGCCACCGTCACTTCGAAGTGAACCCCGTCAGCCGTCGCAACCACGTTGAAATACGCGGTCGCGTTGCGGAAGTAATAGGTCAGCGTCCAGCTCGTGGCCGGGTAGTCGCTCGACAGATCCTCGCGCTTCCACTGCCATGTATCGCCCACGCGCAGCTCGGTCGGCTCGGTCGTCGGTATCGTTGCCGTCATGTGCGCCTCGTGATGCCATTCGCCCGGCGCACGATGGCGCTGGCTGGCGGTTGTTGCTGCTCCGGAACCTCGACAGGCTCAGCCGCGAAGAGGTCGCTCTGCGTGATCTGCGCCTCGAGCAGATCCCACTCGCCCGGCTTGCGCAGGTGTACCCGTGCGGCCCGTGCGGCGTGCAGCGCGTAGACCTCGCCGTCGAGCGCCTCGTTGCGTCGGCCCGAGCGCAGTTGCCACACCTTGCGGTGACGGATCTGCCGGTGCGGCGCCTTCACCTCGGCCGTGATCTGGTCGAAGTAATCCGCCCGCACGCCCTGGTAGAAGTGCCAGCGGCCCGGGCCCGTCCCCGACAGCTTCATGTGCGAGGCAAGCCAGTCCTTGGCCTTGTTCGTGCCGACGAGGAACACCTTCAGCCCGCGGCGATCCGCTTTCGTCTGCTTGTCCGGCCGGCGGTGATCCACTGATCGCGCCTTCGGATGGCTGAATATCTCCGGGTCCTGCTGCGAGCTGGACCCCTTCACCGCCATGATCGCGACCCGCTGGTGCTTGCGCTGCCGGGACCGGACCCACTCGTAGACCGCATCCGAGGTCTGCCCGTCCGAGCCGTCGATCGATACGGCAGACGTCATGATCGAGCCGCCGGATTCGTGCGGGATCGGCCCGAGTGCGAGCTTGTCGAGGGCAGCCCACACCGCATCGTTCTTGTCGACGCAGGTGGTGCCAGCGGGAATCTCGCCCCAGTACAGCAACCAGGACTCCTCGCCCCTGCCCCATGCCCGGACGATCACCGCCAGGCGGTCGTGCTGCACGTCGACCCCTACCGTGACGATCAACGCTTCCCGCGGGCACACCAACTCGGGGTACTCGAGCGCCGCCTCGCGCAACGCTTCCGCCGTGGACTGCTCGCCCTGGAACTCATACGGCCTGCCGAGCTTCGAGTTCACGAAGACAATCTTCGCGGTCTCATCACCCTGCGCCGCGAGGTGCTCGGCCTCGAGGTAGTCCCGCACCACGTCAGCCAGTCGTGTCCCCGGCAGGCACACGTACAGCTCGTTGAGCTCCTTGAACCCTTCCACCCCACCCGATATGTCGGCGGTCGGCACCCAGCCGCAATACTGGTCGCCCGAGTCGCGCGCCTTGCGCACGGTGTCGAGGACGTTGCTCTGGCGCTGGTAGTCGTCCCACGTCTCGCCGCAGTGCGGGCAGGCATAGGTGGCGGTGTCAGGCAGCGCCTTGCCGAATACCGGGTGCGTGCTGTCGTCGCTGTCCAGCCAGCTGACGTTCTCCCAGTCGAGGACGTGCGTGTCCCCGCACCCGTGGCACTCGATCGGCAGCACCCGCTGCGTCGAGAGCGAGATGTACTCCTCGACCCGGCTGAGCCCGGCCACCGAAGGCGTGCCGCCGAGGACCATCTTGCCGGTGCGAAACCGCTTCAGGCGCTCGCGCACCAGGCGCAGCGAGTCGCCCTGGTCCTTGACGTTCTCCTTCGTGTCGTCGGGCTCCTCGACGATCACCAGCGGTGCCGGCGTCGATTTCACGTTGCTGACCGAGTTTGACCCGGCAAGCTTCAGGAATCCCCCGGCAAATCGCTTGAACAGCGCCCGATTCCCGTCCTTTCGGGACGTACTCACGTCCACCAGCTGCGACACAGCCGGGGTCGCCTTGATGCTCGGGACCAGCTTCTCGTCGGCAAACTCCCTCGCCGCCCCGTCCTTGGGGAACAGGGCGATCATCGCGCTCGGCTCGGTGTGTATCCGCTTGCACAGCCACCCGATCAGCGCGAAGGTCCAGCCGATCTGCGCCGCCTTCTGCGTCACCACCAGCCGGACGGTCGGATCATCCAGCGCGGCGAGTACGCCCCACAGGTACGGAACATAATCCGGGTTGTACGGGCCGGGCAGATCGGCGCCGGATGCGGGAAGCCGGAAGTATTCCGGCAGCCACTCAAGCGTCGATGTCTTCCTCGGCTGTTGCCACTGTGCCCACCATTTCGTCGCCAGCGGCCAAATGGATTTGCGGGTACGCGCCAATAGCTCCGAGGGCAGGTCGCAGAATGTCATCGCACTCTGCTCTGTCGACTTCGATTCCATGCTTTGACTCGATGGCCGCGATCAGCTTGGCCCACGCGTTCTGAATTTCGCCGCGCCCAGCCACCGCCCACGCAGCGACCAGCTGATCAACTTCCCGGGCAGGCACCAGGTCGCGCACCTCCTTGTGATATTGCAGCTCCTTGAGGTTCGCATCGGCGCTTGCCTGCCGAGCGCGCTGCTTTGACAGTTCATCGCCGCGGCCGGCTGCAGTTTCGCGGTAGTCGGTGATCACTCGCTCCCGGATGTAGTCGAGCGATGAGTTTTGCCAGTCGATCCCGAGGTCGCGCATCTTGTTTGATGCGGCCGCTTCCGACATGAAGACGTGAGCGGCTATTGCTTTCAGTGTCAAACCGGCCAAAACTTAACCCCCCCTATGGGCCGCCACATCTGCGCGAAAAAGGCGACTCGCCACGTC